ATATGCACGGGCAAAACGGCATGAGGTTGTTAGCGCAACCTCATGCCACCCGCTTTCACGAAGCCAGCCATTGCGCTGGTTTTCTTTTATGCAAAGCACACCGCACCGTAGCCACAGCGGATAAGGTGATTATTTTTGTCTGTCTGGTATTTGGTTTGATGTGCTTTCAGAAAGGCCGTGCTTAAAACGCAAAAAGCCCCGAGCTATTAACTCAGGGCTTTATTTAACGAGTGCATTTATCCATCGTTGGGTCAAATTTACCCAACTTTATTCAAAAAGTCAATATTATGCCGTTAATATGTTGTCATCCGTGGCAATCATGCTGCTAACGTGTGACCGCATTCAAAATGTTGTCTGCGATTGACTCTTCCTTGTGGCATTGCACCACCAGAGCGTCATACAGCGGCTTAACAGTGCGTGACCAGGTGGGTTGAGTAAGGTTTGGGATTAGCATCGTTACAGCGCGATATGCGGCGCTTGCTGGCATTCTTGAATAGCCGACACCTTTGCATCTTCCGCACTCTTTCTCAACAACTCTCCCCCACTGCTCTGTTTTGGCTATATCAACCGCACGGCCTGTACCGTGGCAATCTCTGCATCTTGCGCCCGGCGTCGCGGCACTACGGCAATAATCCGCATAAGCGAATGTTGCGAGCACTTGCAGTACCTTTGCCTTAGTATTTCCTTCAAGCTTTGCCACACCACGGTATTTCCCCGATACCTTGTGTGCAAATTGCATCAGATAGTTGATAGCCTTTTGTTTGTCGTTCTGGCTGAGTTCATGCTTACCGCAGAATGCAGCCATTCCGAATCCGGCTTGTGATTGCGCCATCCCCATAGCAGCCATCACATCAGTACCGGAAAGAGAGTCAGAAGCCGTGGCCCGTGGTGAGTCACTCATCATCGGGCTTTTTGGCGAATGAAATTTAGCTACGCTTTCGAGTCTCATGCGCCTTCTCCCTGTACCTGAATCAATGTGAGGTTTCCGCATAACACTGCGCCGGTATCGATATACATTTGGTTGGCAAATTTAAGTGGTTTCACTGCTGGCGTATGACCAAAGATGAACGTGTCCGCGCCTTTGATTTCTTTCACGATCCCGTCTTGTGAGTTGCTGATTCGTTCGCGGTTCCAGATTACCTGCTGATGATCAACTGGCTTTCCAAACTCGTATTCGTCACAAGGATAATCGGCGTGGCAGATGACATATTTTTTATCTTTGCTCACCAGTTCGATGATTAACGGAAGTTCATCTGCTTTATGGGCAAGAGCTTTAGCCAGAATTTCTTTGTCGTAATCGAGATTAAAGAACCAGCCACCGCCATTAAGCAGCCAGTGATTGACGTTTCCACGCTCTGATAAGCCATCAATCATCATGTGCTCATGGTTTCCACGTACAGCTCTGAACCAGGGGAATGTGATTAATTCCAGGCATTCAACGTTCTCTGCGCCACGATCAACCAAATCGCCAACCGAGATAAGCAGGTCTTTTTTGGTGTCGAATCCAATCGTATCCAGTTTGTTCATCAGGTTCGTGTAGCATCCGTGCAGGTCGCCAGCTACCCAAATATTTCGGTATTTGCTGCCATCAATTCTTTCGTAGATATTCATGCTGCCCCACTTCTGCTGTTTCGCAGATTTTTAAGTTTCTGCTGATACTCCGCCTTGATGGCCCTGCACTCTTCGACAGTCCAGCGATGGCGGCTATGGTTTGATTCGATTTCGTCTACTGCTTCCTGCCCGATGCGGTTAATCAGTTCGACGCGATACGGAACGAGATTTCCGCTTTTATGCTGGTTGCACACCACGCATTGCTTGTGAATATTGCGTTCATCAAATCGGAGTTGAGGCGCCGCAGCAGTTGTCCGGTAATGCCCGGCATCCCACTGAGCAGACGTGAGCGTTCCGCACGAGATACATGGTAAGTTGCGGTCTCTTTCTCTGATGAAGGCGTTTACGGCTTGTTGGGCTTGTTTAATCCAGTAACTGCGGGGCTTTAAGGCGAGTTTTCGAATCTTAATTTTATCTTTCTGTTTCTGCTCCTCTCGTCGTCGTTTCTTTTCTGCTGCTTTTTCCGCTTTTTCGCGTTCTTTGCTTCGTCGTTCGAGTGCTATCTTTGTTCCACACTCTGGAGAGCACCACCACTGATTAGCGAATGCAGGGTGAAACCATTCCCGACATTCTTCGTTTTTACATCGTCTTCGCGCTGGTTTAGCCATCGTCTTCTTCCTCGTGCATCGAGCTATTCGGATCGCTCATCAGTTCTGCGCAGCAGTACTCACACACGTGAACTTCCAGCACATGCAGCTTCTGACCGCAGTTAGCGCACGTTAAAGCCTGCTCGACGCTTTCTTGTTCGTAACTTCGATTTGGGTCAATCACCTTGTTTTCCTCGCACGATGTCTTAGCCACCGGATATCCCACAGGTGAGCCGTGTAATTGAAGGTTTTTACGTCAGATTCTTTTGGGATTGGCTTGCGTTTATTTCTGGAGCGTTTCGTTGGAAGGTATTTGCAGTTTTCGCAGATTATGTCGGTGATACTTCGTCGCTGTCTCGCCACACGTCCTCCTTTTCCTGCGGTAGTAATAACACCCCTGTTGGTGTTCTTTCACACCGGAGACACCATCGATTCCAGTAAGGTTGATTTGGTCGGAAGCGGTTATCTTCTTTGCATTCACCGCACCGATAACATCGCATCATGCAGCTTCCCTCCCGAAGTCGAAATCAAGCTGCCCTCCAAATATTTCGCATGACTCAGAACAAGAGCCGGTATCGAATCTTTTAGCTCGTACCATGTCCTGATACAGGGCTTGATAATCATTTTCTGAATACATTTTCGCGATACCGTCCAGCGACATTCTTCCTCGGTACATAATCTCCTTTGGCGTTTCCCGATGTCCGTCACGCACATGCGATCCCGTGATGACCTCATTAAAAACACGCTGCAATCCCTCCTCATCTTTGCAGGCAAGTCCGATTTTTTGCGTTGATTTTTTAATGCAGAATATGCAGTTACCGAGATGTTCCGGTATTTGCAAATCGAATGGTTGTTGCTTCCACCATGCGAGGATATCTTCCTTCTCAAAGTCTGACAGTTCAGCAAGATATCTGATTCCAGGCTTTGGCTTTAGCCGCTTCGGTTCATCAGCTCTGATGCCAATCCACGTGGTATAATTCCCTCGCCCGAAATGGTCATCACAGTATTTGGTGAAGGGAACGAGTTTTAATCTGTCAGTGCAGAACGCGCCGCCGACGTATGGAGTGCCATATTTCTTTACCATATCGATAAATGGCTTCAGAACAGGCATTTTCGTCTGAATATCCTTTGGTTCCCATACCGTATAACCATTTGACTGTCCAGGCTCTGGGTTGATATCAACCTGCAATACAGTGAGCGGTATATCCCAGAACTTCACAACTTCGCGGATAAACCGATATGTCATCGGGTGTTCACAACCTGTATCCATGAAAACGTAATGCACGTCTTCACCTGCCTGTCGCTTTTGCTCCATTAGCCAGAGCAAATATGCTGACGTCCTGCCACCGGAGAAACTAACGACATTTATCATGCAGCCTTGTCTCCCCATCTTGCTTTCCACTCCAGAGCCAGTCGCGCTTCGTCTGACCACTTAACGCCACGTTCTGTACCGAATGCCTGTATAAGCTCTAATAGCTCCGCAAATTCGCCTACCCGCATCCTGCTGGTTGACTGGCCTATTACCACAAAGCCATTCCCGGCAAGGTTAGGAACAACGTCCTGCTGCTTTAAGGCTGCGGTAAACACACACTTCCAGCTTTCTGCATCCAGCCAGCGACCATGCCATTCAACCTGACGCGAGACGTCACCTAAGCAGGCCCATAGCTTTCTGTTTTGGTCTAAGCTGCGGTTGCGTTCCTGAATGGTTACTACGATTGGCTTGGTTGGGTCTGGAAGGATTTGCTGTACTGCGTGAATAGCGTTTTGCTGATGTGCTGGAGATCGAATTTCAAAGGTTAGCTTTTTCATGACTTCCCTCTCCCCCAAATAAAAAGGCCTGCGATTACCAGCAGGCCTGTTATTACCTCAGTGATGTAGATGGTCATACGTCAGCCCCTTGTGCATATCGTCTGCCACGCGCAGCAGGTGCATTTGATGCTGTGCAAATCTGTCTGGCTTCATCCTGGTCACATGCAACAAAGTGTCCGTTACAGAACCGCTGGTAAACCGTACCAAGCGAGCCAAAACGGTTTTTCGTCACGATGATTTCAGCAAATGGCGCGGCGCTACTGTTCTCGTCATATACCGCTTCCCGATAGAGCATGATGATTGAGTCTGCGTCCTGCTCAATGCTTCCTGAATCACGTAAATCTGCGTTTGTCGGGCGTTTGTTTGGTCGCTTCTCAACATCGCGCGAAAGCTGACTTAGGGAGATAACAGGCGTTTTCAGGTCTTTCGCCATCGCCTTCAGGCTTCCTGAGATGTGAGCAATTGCGAGGTCGTTGCGGTCTGCTTTCGGCTTCTCAATCAGGCCAAGATAATCCGCCATGATGAGTGACAGGTTTGGATTTTCCTGTTTGTGCCGCTCTGCGATTGAGCGAATTTCTTCTACCGATAACCGCGAGGCATCGACTACCCATACATCCAAATCTGCAAGCTGACTCATGCCGTTAGCAACGCGCGCCCAGCCTTCGTCATCCATCGATGCAGGATTTCGCAGTACGCTAACCGACATCCTCCCGGCGTTGGCAAT